ACGCAGAATACGGAGGTATTGAAGATATTTTAGAAGTAATTGAAATATCAGAAGAAGAAGCTAAAACAATTATGCTTTCAAACAACGAGTACAACTCTGAACTTCCTGAAGATGATTATAATTTCAAAGAAGTTTCATTATACGATACAGTTGAAGGAGAAGATTTCGTAATAGTTGGTTCAACTGAACGGGATTAATATGTTTTTTAACTACAATATAACATCATAAAAAATATTACTTTTTCACGCTAACCCTTATAAATAAAAGAAAAATGACAAAAAACAAGAGACCATCAGTTTTAGAAGTTGCTGAAATATTAAGAAAATATAGTAAGCACAGATTAAATAAAAAGATTTACAAAGCATTCACAGAGGAAGACTTTAAGTCAGTTCAGTACATCTTAGATAATGGACAACCTGATCCAAAAGATATGGATTTAAAAGACCAAACAAAAGTATATGTACTACAAGACAAGAAAGGTAATCCATTAGAGTTTGAATCCTTAGACGAGATAGCAGAGTTCTTTGGTTTTAAAGCCAAGAACTATTGGAAGAAGTACATCAAGGATGCTGGATATGAATTTTTAAGAATGGATATAATTTAAATAAGATGAATAAACCACAAATAATAGCTGAGTTGCAAGAAATTCTTGACTTAGCAGAGCAAACAGAAAACATTTACTTATACCATAAGACACATAGAATAATTGATTCTTTAAAAGATGATTGGTCTCGTGATGATTGGTATTATCAAGAAATGCAAAAAAGTTTACAATAATTACTTGTATATTAAAAAATTATAGTTATATTTGCATACGGAGAAGCCGAACACCGAATATAGTAGGCGAACATAAATTATATTACACTATGGCAAAATTAATTGCAGTATCAATTGACGTTACAAAGCTAGACAAATCAAAGTTTGTAACAGGAAAGAAAGGAACTTATGCTAACCTTACAATTAGCTTAAACGATGAACCAGACCAATACAACAATGATGTATCAGTTTGGGAAGGGCAGACAGAGGATGAGAGAAAAAGTAAGGCAGACAGAAACTTCTTAGGAAATGGTAAAGTAGTTTGGTCTTCAGAAGGTCAATCAGAACAACCGAAAGCAAAGAAGTATGTACCAGCAACTGAAGATAGTTTGCCTTTTTAAAAAGCTTTCCAAAACAAAACACAACTACACAAGGCTATCATATCGGTAGCCTTTTTTAATCTAAATTTAATTATGGCAACAAAAAAAGAAAACACAATGAATTTATTTCAAAAGTTATTAGAGATTCAGAAAAGAGTAGTAGGTCTTGGTAAAGATTCTAAATCATTTACTTATCAATATGTGTCAGGATCTAAGGTATTAGAACACATAAAACCACTTATGAATGAGTATGGAATCTTATTAAAGCAAGAAGTAGTAGATATTGAAAATACAAGACAAGATTACACAACAAAGTCTGGATCTAAATCAGAGATACTTACTAAGGCTATTATGCGATTCACTTGGATAGATTGTGAAACTGGAGAGAAAGATGAAAATATGTTTGCAGCTAATGGTCAAAATGATTGGGAAAAAGGTCTTGGTTCAGCACTGACTTATGCAGAGAGATACTTCTTATTAAAGTACTTCCATATTAGCACAGATGAAGATGATATTGACAATCCTAATCGTAAGCCTGAGGTTGTATCTAAACCATCTGCAAAAACATCACACTCAACTAAAGCAACTATCTCAGATATATCTAAAGTAAAAGAAATGTTAGAGAAGGACAGAGAAGGTACAATCGCTATACTTAATCAGAAGTATGAGTTAACTCCATCACAGAGAAAAGAATTAGGGTTGTAATAACCCTTTTTCTTTATAACGTTATGTGGCTTTAAATCAGTTGCGTATTATCGATACGCAATTGTTTAAAACCACTGTTAACAAATGTATTTAACAATTAAAAATTAAGATTATGACACACGAAATATCAAAAGACAGAATTGAAAAAATAACAATAAATGAAGAAACAGGAGAAATAACTATTTATAAAGATTTCGGTGGGGCTACAAGAGGACTTCATTACATTTCTTTTAAAGTTCTTGATTTAAAAATAAAGAAATTAAATATACCTGATGAAAGCCCTGAAACAAGAATTATTTATAGATAAAGTTCGGAATAATATATTTGTTAACGTTTACAGCTTGTTGCAGTTGCAAATTTATTAACTAAAAATAACAAAAATTATGGAATTATTACAAAAATTAAAGTACGAAATAGATTTAATATCTAAAGGCGAACATAACGAAGAATTTACAGGAGTTTACCAAAGGTTAGCTGAATTAGAACAAGCCTTGCAATTGCAACAAACTGGTGTTGTAGGCAGTTATTCAGAAAAAGATATGGATAATGCTTATGACAAAGGTTTTAAAGACGCAATGATTAAATATAGGACAGATTTATAATTGCCTACAACGTTTACGGCTTTGATTTGTTGCGGAAAAGTAATCCAAAACTTTAGATTAAAAAACAAAAATAATAAATACAAACCTAACATTGAGTTAAGCCTAAAACCGCAATAGAGCAAAACCGATGTTATAAGTAGCTTTTTATGGAAAAATTAGAAAAAATGAAAGAATCGGCTTTATTAGAATTAAGTGTAATGTTTAATTCAGATGGTAAAGTTTTAAGTAAAAAAGAAATGCAACCACTTGTAAGAAGAACAGTTTTAAATAAATTAAATTTTGCTATATGGTATTCGCAAGAAAAACGCATTGAATGCCTTGATTTAATTGAGTTAAAGGATTTATTAATGTCGCAAAAATAGTATATAATTGCGACAAAAAAAATGAAATTATGATAAATATCTACGAAAAATTAGAAACACAACAAGATATAAATACTGATATTACAAGACGCTTTGTTTCTGTAAAATTAAATAGAGATATAGTTGAAGGGATGATTTCAACTTACGAATTTCTTTTATGGCAAAACAAAGGTTCTGATGATGCAAAAGATTGTAGAAAAATACTAAAAGCTCTTAAAAAGTCATTGACCTAAAGTTACTTATAACGTATGATAATTGTATTAGTAGCGTGCTAAAATTACCATACGTTTCAGATTAAAATTAGATTACAAATAAAACGCAAAACATTAAATTAAACACTAACCAAGCTATTGATACAATTATTTGTTAGTAGCTGTATTTTAAAATTAAGAAAAATGGGATATATTAAACATCACACAATAGTAGTAACTGGATGGAGAGGCGAACATATTGAACAAGCTCGTAAAAAAGCAATTGAAATTTTCGAAAATCAATGTAAAGATGAAATGATTGAACCTCCTTATGGAGGTAATATTATTAGTCCAATAATAGGCAGTCTTTCAAATGGTCAAAGAAGTTTTTTTATTGCTCCTGATGGGAGTAAAGAAGGATGGAAAACAAGCAATAATTGTAATAATGCAAGAAAATTATTTTTAGATTGGTTAAGAGATGAAGATAATTATTGCGATTATATTGAAGTTAAGTTTGGAGGAGATGACGATATACAATGTATTGTAAGAAGTAATGATTCTGATTTAGCCGAGTATTAATATAGCTACTAACTACAATATAACACAATAAAAAGTAATACTTTTCTTTTAAAACCATTATAAAATATGAAAATTTACAATAAATTATATTCGTTTAAAACAGATGAAGAAATGAGTTTGTTTTTAGATTCATTAAATAAAAAAAGCAATTTTATAAGGGTTGCAATAATGGAAAAAATGGAACGTGAAAATTTAAAAATTAAAAAAGACAAAAGAAAAAAAGCTACAATTAACGATTTAAAAGAATCATTAAACAATGTTTTTAAATTATGAATAAAATAATCCTAATAGATGCCGATAGTTTGCAATACATTGGATCTAACTGCGAAGAAGTAGAGCAGGCATACGACAAGGTAGACTCTGCAATATCAAATATTGTATCTACATCTGGGGCATCACACTATATGGTCCTTATAGAAAAACCATACAACAACAACTTCAGAAAGAAGATTGTATCATCATACAAGGTTGGTCGTAAAGGAAAACCATTACCTAACTTCTACAACGAAATTAAAGAGTATATCACACTCAACTGGGATGGTTATGGACTTGGTGGTTACGAAACAGATGATGTAATAATATCACTATGGAAGAAATGTAAGGAAGAGTATCCATTTACAGAGGTATTAGTTGCAAGTTTGGATAAGGATCTTCGTCAATTTCCTATAACATTCTTTGACACCTACTACAATAGATTTGGAGAGGTTGCAGAAATAAGTAAAGAAGAGGCTAATTATAACTTCTGGAGACAAATGATTCAAGGCGATTCTACAGACTCTATTAGCGGTGTTAAAGGTAAAGGTCTAAAGAAAGCAGAAAGTGTTTTAAATGCATCTAAAAATCACTTTATAGCCACGTGTAGAGTGTACAGAAGTGTGTATGGTTCAAGATGGCAAAAGAATTTCATTAAAAACTATGTACAAGTTAAATTATTAGACAATCTAAATGTTAAAATCGAATTACAAGAGGCAAATTATGAGTAATAAAAGAAAAGAATACTTCCCAAGTGAAAGGGATATGGTAAATGTACACGAGGTAATTACAAATGCAAAGGTTGCCTTCGCTGTAGAAAAGTGTATTGGTGGTTTTAATATTGTAAAGTACAACCTTGATGATAGGCAACAAGCACTAAAGAATACAATTACATACAAAAGAATTGATACAACTAAGAAAGACACACCAAAAAATAGGGTTGTGTACTCAACTCAAAACGAGGCAGAGGAGGAAATCTTTAATTTATACAGACAAACAGCAGACTACTATGG